GGGCTTCGCGTGCGGCGGAGGGTTTCGCCTCTTTGGCCTATCATCCGGCTATTCGACCTGAAGGAGGCGATCTCCGATGGGGAAGCGTGGTCCGGCGAGGAAGCCGACCGAGATCAAGAGGCGGACGGGGAACCCGGGCGGGAAGGCGTTACCGGATCCGGATAGCGTGGTGGCGTTGGTGCCGGCGGTGGTGGATGGCGGGGCGATCACGCCGCTGCGGGATCTGGACGCGGCGGGGCTGGCCGAGTGGGGGATCGTCTGGCGTGAGGCGTGGCCGTGGCTGGCGCCGTCGGATGTCCCGGCGGTGCAGCGGTACTGCGAGGCGGTGGATGATCTGGCGTCGGTCCGGGGCGAGATGTTGGACGCGCAGGCGAACAAGGACCGGGGGACGTGGCGCCTCCGGAATCAGGTCACGGATGCCCGGAAGGCGATCGCGTTCTTCGCGAGGGAGTTGGGGTTATCACCGTCGGCGCGGGCCGAGTTGGGGGTCGCCGAGGTGAAACTACGCGACGCGGCGATGGACCTGATGGACCGAACGGCGTCGATCGAGGTGGTCCCACTTGACGATTGAGGCCCCGCCGCGTCTGGTACTGCCGCGGTACCGGAGCCGGGCGATCCATCCGTGGTCCCGTGGTCCGTCGGTCGTCGCGTGGTGCGAGTCGAACCTCCAGATCATCCGGGGTCCGATGGCGGGGCAGCGGTTGCGGTTCCTGCGGTGGGAGGATCTGGTCATTCGCCGGATCTATGAGACGCTGGACCCAACGGGAACCCATCGGCATCGGACCGGCCTGGTCGGGGTGGGCCGGCAGAACGGGAAGGGTGTGATGACACACGGGATGGCGTTGGAGGCGCTGTTCCGGGGACCGATCGGGTCGGAGGTGTATTCGGCTGCGGGGGACCGGGCGCAGGCCGGGATCGTGTTCAAGGACGCGAAGAAGCAAGTCGAACGTAACCCGCGCCTGGCGGCGTTGGCGAAGGTCTACCGGGACGCAATCGAGATCCCGTCCACCGGGAACGTGTACCGGGTCCTGTCCGCCGACGCCGGCCTGCAACAGGGCCTATCCCCCTACTTCGTCGTGTTCGACGAGGTTCACGTCCAGAAGAACGACGACCTGTGGGACGCCCTGGAGTTCGGGATGGCGGCGCGCCCGGGGGCGATGATCCTCGGGATCACGACCGCGGGATCCCACGAGGACACGCCCTGCGGTCGCCTCTACGAGTACGGCCTGACCGTGGCGTCCGGCGAGGTAGACGATCCGTCGTTCTTCTTCATGTGGTGGGAGCCGGCGGACCCGATGTGCGACCTGTTCGACCGGGAGGCGTGGATGCAGGCGAACCCGGCTCTGGCCGAGGGCGTGTTGACCGAGGACGAGTTGGCGACGAAGGCGGGGCGGTCCCGGCCGGCGTCGTTCCGCCGGTTCCGCTTGAACCAGTGGGTATCCCACGGCGGGGACCGGTGGATGGATATGGAGGCGTGGGACGTGTGCGCGGTGACGGCCCCGCGGGTGAAACGCCGGGCGCCGGTGGTCGTCGCGTTCGACGGATCCGTGGACGACGACGCCACCGCCCTATCGGTGTTCCGGGCCGACACGAAGGACCCGACGCTGGTCCGGACGTGGGTGTGGGAACGTCAACCCGAGGACGGCGACGATTGGCGTGTCCCCCGCGACGAGGTTCACGCCGCGGTCGAGGAGATCTTCGACACGTACCGGGTCCTCGGGATGGGATGCGACCCCGCCTATTGGCGGTCCGAGATCCAGGACTGGCAGGACCGGTACGGCCGCAAGGTGTTGGAGTGGCCGGTGACGGATGCCCGGATGGGGCCGGCCTGCACCGAGGTCTACAAGCGGGTGAAGGAGGGCACGTTCGGTCACGTCCCCGATCCGACGGTTCGGCGCCACGTCCGGAACGCGACGACGAAGACCGTCCGTGGGGGACACGTCACGATCCGCAAGTCGTCGCCCAAGTCGGAACACAAGATCGACGCGGCGGTGACGGTGTGCATCGGTGTCGATCTATGGACGCGGTACGCTACCAAGCAGCCAACCGTGGGAAGCCTGTGAAACCGTGCCTCGAAGCCGGATGCCCGAACGTCGCCCCGAAGGGCGAATCCCGGTGTCCGGAACATCGGGCGCCGGCGTGGGCCAACCGTCCCCGGTTCCGGGAACGGTACGGGATCAGTCCTGGCCTGTGGGCGAAGATCCGCCGCCGCGCGATGCGACGGGACGGTGGCCGGTGCGTGAAGTGCGGGGCGAAGGCGACGGCGATAGATCACATCGTCCCCGTATCCCGGGGCGGTGGACACGACCCGGCGAACCTCCAGGCCCTATGCGATCCGTGCCACGCGGCGAAGACGACGACCGACCGGAATAGGGAGACACACGATGCCCGCTGACAAGCCGAAAGTCGGATCAGACGAATGGTACCGGGACACCCTCTACGCCGACCTCATGGCCCGGAACAAGGCGACCGCGATCTACGACCGCTACTACCGCGGTGAACACCGCCTGGCGTTCGCGACGAACAAGTTCCGGGAGGCGTTCGGTTCGCTGTTCGCGGCGTTCGCCGACAACTGGTGCGACCTCGTGGTGGACGCGGTGGAGGAACGGATCGACGTCGAGGGGTTCCGGTTTGCCGACGAAACGAGCGCCGACGACGACGCGTGGAAGATCTGGCAGAGGAACCAGATGGACGCCCTATCCCAACAGGGCCACCTCGAATCTTTGATCTACGGGACCGCGTCTGTCCTCGTCTGGAACGACACCGCCGGCGACCAGGCCGAGATCACGATGGAACACCCGACGCAGATGATCGTCCGAACGGACCCGGCCCGGGTGACCCGCCGCATCGCCGCCCTGAAGGTCTGGGCCGGCGACGACAAAACGAATATGGCGACCCTCTACACCCCGAAGCGGGTCGTCAAGTGGACGGCCAAGGGATCCAAGTCTGGGGCGAAGCCGGCGTGGACGACCCGCGGCGAAACGATCGAGCACGACCTCGGGGTGGTCCCCGTCGTCCAACTCCCGAACCGTCCCCGCCTCCTACGCCCGGGCCGGTCGGAGATCGCGGGGGTGATCCCGGTCCAGGACGCGGTGAACAAACTGATCGCCGATATGATGGTGGCCTCCGAGTTCCAGGCGTTCCGCCAACGGTGGGCGACCGGCCTGGAGATCCCGACGATATTCGACGACGACGGGGAACCGCTACCCGCCGACGAGGCGCTGAAAAAGACGTGGAAACACGCCGTCGATCGGCTCCTGTGGACGACGGATCCGGATACCAAGTTCGGGGAGTTCTCGGCTACGGACCTGGCGCCGTTCGTGACCGCCGTCGAGATGCTCGTCCAGCACGTGGCGTCACAGACCCGGACGCCGCCGCACTACTTCTACCTGTCGGGGCAGTTCCCGTCGGGCGAGTCGATCAAGTCGGCCGAGACCGGCCTGGTCGCCAAGGTCCTTCGCAAGGAACGGTTCTACGGGGAGGCGTGGGAGGAGGTGATGCGTCTAGCGTTCGCAGTCGAGGGCGAACGCAAGAAGGCCGCGGACCATTCCGCCGAGGTGATCTGGGCCGATCCGGAATCCCGCACGGAATCCGAACACGTGGACGCCGTGATGAAGAAGGCGGCGCTCGGGGTACCGCTGCAACAGATCTACGAGGACCTTGGTTATTCGGCGACGACGATCGCCCGGTTCGAGCAGATGCGCGCCCGGGAACAGGCCCGGACCCTGACCCTCGCCACCGCCCTATCGTCCGCCCTCGACGACGCCGGCCCGGCGCCCGCCGATCAACCCCCGCCGAACCCGGAGGTCTGACGTGGCGGCGTATGAGCGGTCACGGTCGATCACCGCGGTATATCGGACCCAACTCATCGCGCTACGGAACCGGACCGCCGCCCTCGCCGCGTCGATGTGGCCGGCCGTCGATCCGGCCCGCCCAGACGAAACGCTCCCACCGACCCTCGACGCGATCGACGTCGTGTTGACCGTCGCCCAGGCCGAGGCGGTCGGCTATTCCGGCCTGTACCTGGAGGCGTTCCTGACGTCCGAACTGGACGAACCGATCGGGACCGTCCCCCTCGATTCGTCCCGGTACGCGGGCCGGACCCGGGACGGACGGACGACACGATCGGTCCTGGCCAAGTCGGGATCGTCGATGTACCTCGCGTCGCAGCAGCCCGGCGCTAACCGTTCGTCGATCATGGTCTCGGGGTTGGCCCGGATGATCCGGGCGGTCCGGACCGAAACGGTGGACGCCGGCCGAACCGCGCAGGGGCACTTCATGGACACCGACGACCGGGTGGACGGCTACTACCGGGCGACGTCCGGGGAACCGTGCCCCGCCTGCCTCGCTGTCGCCGGGCAACGGTTCGCGACGGATACCGTGTTCCCCCTACACGGGTCGTGTCAATGCACCGCGGAACCGATCGCCGCGGGGGTCCGGGACGCGGCGAAACTAGGGCCACCGATCGGCCGCGAGATCGCGGGGTCGATGTCGCCGGAGCGGGTCGAGTCGATCTGGGGTCCGGAACGGGCCAAGGTCCTCGCCGGCGGCGGGTCCCTCGACGTGTTCGTGGAAACGTCCGAGGCCCGCGAGTGGGGGTCCATGTTGTACGCCGCGCCGGTGTCTAGGATCGTCGCTTAGGATCAACCGAAAGGGGAGCGCGATGCTTCATATCCTGATGGCCCTGTTCGGCCTGGCCTTCCTGTTCGACGGCGCCGGTGGCGGATCCGGTGGCGACGCCGGCGGGGACGAAGGCGGCGACGACGGCGGGGATAGCGGCGACGATGGGGCCGACGATGGGGACGACGATGGCGACGAGGCGGATCTCGGCGACGCCGGGAAACGTGCCCTCGACGCCGAACGGACCTCGCGGAAGGCCGCGGACAAGCGGGCACGGAAGGCCGAAAGGGAACTGGCCACGGCGCTCGCGGCGACCCAGAC